AAGCTTGGGGAGGTTATCAAGCTTCAAGATATAAGAAGGCAAGTAACGCTTGATGTAAGGGTTATCGTCTACGCCAGCAGAATAGAATACAAAGCGGTAGGCTTCATCTGCAATTGTCTCACCATACATTTGTGCCATATCTTCCCATGTTTGGGTAAATACCCATTCACCTTCAATACGTGCCATGTAAGTAGTTGTACCGTCCATTTCAGGCTTACAGAATCCATCAGCATCAAGGTAGCCTGCTTTCTCAAGCCATATACGTAAGAAGCTGTCGTACAGTGGGTTAGTGGCTAAGATTAGTTGGTGCTGCTTCTTACTCTTACTACGCAAGCGAGACATAAGATAAACTACGTCTGCTTCTCTGCACTGTGTACTTTCGTCCACGTAGAATTCAGTAACCTGCATCCCTTGGTAATCGTTCTGGTTATTGTCCAAGTGCAAAGCCTTTAACTCTGCACCATTAGGAAAAGACCAACTTAGTTCAATCTTGTTTGTGCTGGCATCAGCCGCATATTCAAACACTTTGGTAGCCGTAGGAAAGATAGCGCCAGCGCCTTTAAGCTGCACCTTAGATTGACGACAGATACAAGCAGCATAGTTAGGGTCTTCAAGTACACCAATAAGCATACGAAGAATAGAAACTTGGGTCTTGCCACTCCCGGCCTGACCTCCAAAACAGATAATATCGTTCTCTTGGTCATTACAAAAATCTTCTTGCTTCTTAGACAGTGGTGCAAAGAACTGTATTTGTTCTGCTTCTGTGTGGTCTAAGGAAAGGTATTCAAACAGTTCTACAGCATTCAATTCATATTGCTTTATTACTTTGCGCTTACGTAGCTTTGGTTTCGTAGCCATACTTAGCCTTTATATGTGTGCAAATAAAAAAGGGGAAAGGCTTTGCAGCCAATCCCCTATACAACTAAACTATTAAGCTGCGATGGTCAGCAACACGGTAGATGCAAACTGAGTCGTCAGCACCAGCGTATTTTGTTCCGATTCCACATCAACATAACGGTCTTTAGGGTCACGGTACGAACTAGCGAAGCGTTTAGCACCCGAAGCACCAATGCCCGACAGTTTCGATACAGGGCCGTACCATTCAGCACCGATTACAGCGCGTGGGAACAGAACAGCTTGTGCAGGGTCAAGGATAGTAACGGTGCCGCTTGCATCGGTGAATTCGTCGGTGTACAGAACGAAGTCAACATTACCGAAACGGAACACGGTGTAACCAGCGATTGCATCACCCAATTCATTACGCAGTGGGTTGCCGTTAGCTTGCGAGTTGGCATAAGCAGCCAGCACATCAGCCGAAGTAATCAGGGCATTGAAGAACGTGGCGCCGCACAGTGCAACATAACCACGGATAGCACCACCAGCTTTGTAGCCTTTTTTAGACTTGTTCGTAGCCGACAAAACACCAGTCAACACACCACCGGACATATCAATTGCTTCCGTAGGACGGGTAACACTGAATTCCGTAGCCACGTTGACGCTACCGAAGTACGTAGTAGGAACGATACCGTTAATCAGCATTGCAGCGCGCAGGTATTCATTGTGAATGTCGTGACGTTCTGCTTGCATAGCCAGTTCATCAGCAACAGCGGTTTCAATCGACGTTTCAGTATCAACACCGAAGCCACGTTGACCAGCCAATTCAGCATAAGTAATGCTGTTTTCGATTGGATAGTGCGGCACTGGCAGAGTGTGAATAGCAAACGATTGTGCAGGCATCGTGTTTTTGCCAGCGGTATTACGTTGTTTGTCCGACAGAATGTTGAAGGTATTTTCTTTAACATCGAATTGGATAACATTGGTGCCAACAGGCGATGCTTTAAACAGGCCAAGCGAACCAATCAGCGATGGAACAGGTTTGACAAGATTGATAGCTTCGGTGCGGTCAACTACTTGAGTGTTGTTCAGAATAGACATATTATTTATTTCCTTTGATTTAATTAGATTGTGTTGCCCCGAAGGGCATTTGTTATTGTGCTAGATTACTTGACGTAGATAAGACCGCGTGCTTCCAGTGCGGTTTTAATCGTGCTAGAAGTGACAGACAGTTTTGCACTATCAATCAGCGATGGATTACCACGTACCATAACGCGGCAGAACTGAGTACCAGCGATTTTAGCTTCAGCCAGAATACCAATAGAAGCGGTATCACCACTAACAGCAGCGGTAGCAGCGTCTTTAAGAACAGTGCCAGCAGCCAGCGCACCAGCGACAGTTACAGAGATAGTTTCAAAGCAGACGTTGTAATCACCATTAACTTGAACGATGAAATCTTCTGCACGAACTTGAGTTGCGACGATAGACATATTTGTATTTCCTTTATTTATTTAGATTGGTTACGGGCTTTAAGAATGTCCGTAGCGGTTTGGGGTTTAGTTACAACAGGGGTTTTAACTTCAGGAGTTGATTGTTGTGGTGTATTACCGCTAATCGCCTCAATCTGTTTCTCTTTAGCGTCCAGAAGTTCAAGCACTTTATCAAAGCCTTCTACAGCCGACATTTCAACCATCACTGGTGCAAGTTCTGCTGCAACTTCGGGGTCATATACATAAGCCTCAAGTTTGGTAGCCATATCAGCTACAGCTTGCGGGTCTGGTGCAGCCTTAGCCGCTGGTGCTTCTGCTTGTACATTAGCATCCGGTACTACTGGCGCTTCTGGTGCAGCTTGTTTAGGCTTGAATGCAGCCAACATTTTTTCAATCATACTCATTGCAGTTCCTATAAATTGAGTCAATATCTTTCCAACTTTTTCTGTCAGACTTAACCAACATTGGAAATCCTTTAGTGCTTGGTACAGCACGTTTTTTAAGACTAATTAACCTAGCTTCTAGTGCTGCAATCAGCGGCCCTACTTCGGTTAAGTCTTGTGTCTTAATTGATTGTGGTGAAAGTGCAAGTTGATTAATAATCATCTCAAGTGCATCAGCACCAGCAACGTAGATACTTCCGTTTAGTTCAATCAGCCATTCATAAGTGGCATCATCTAAGAAAGGAAAGTCACCCGCTGTATCACCAACAATCAACCTAATCTGTTGAAGCTGTGTAAGGGTAGTCATTATGCTTGTCCTTGTGGAGTGATTACAGGGTCTACAGTAGCCATATCAATCTCAGGCATACCGAAGTCTTCTCTAATCTTCTGTTCAGTCTCAGGCGTGTTAGTAACAGCTTGCACACTAACCAGTTTCGACCACGATTCAGCAAACACTTTCAAGTCTCGTTCGTCAACGTCGGCAAACACCAGAGTAGGCAACTTAGCCATATCAGCACCGTTCATTTCCCACACAAGTTTCAAAGCCTTTTCAAAGTCATTAGAGATAGTTGCAAGAATGTTTTGAATGAACAAACCAAGTAAGTTAGTGCTGTTCTCTGCCAAACTGAAACTACCTTGTGAGTTACTACCCAAAGACAGCACAGAGGTTTGCAGATTGAAAAGCATTTCACGGTTGTAGCGTTCAATACTAATTTCAGCGTTGAATGTGTTGTTACCTGCATCCTTAGAAATAGAACCAATGTCAAACAGTGCTTGACCACCACTAGATAAATCACTAGGAATAACCGCATAACAAGACTTACCGGCATGAAGGTTTTCAACTGATTCAAGCAAGCTAGTTGTGTACAATGCTTGGTCGCTAGTTGGGTCATTCATGTAGCTGTTGATGTACTCCATTGGCAGGCTAACTTTCACCACCGTAGAGAGATTCTTAGCAGCGCCAATAGTTGTGTACTCGTTAAGAATGCTTTTGGTCTTCCAAGCTGTGTAGCAGCCGTACAACAGACTCTTACCTAGTGGAAAGTCTTGGTCACTCTCAAGACGGAACAGCAACACTTTCTTGCCGTCAACATTTTCTGTCTTGTCTTTGTTGTAAATCAAACCATCGTTTGTAGCTGGTACAAGTTCCACTTTCTCAAGGGTTCCACCATCGAAGGTGAAGCGGTTGACTGTGCTAAGGTGCATAGGAGACAGATTCTTAAATACCCATTGACCTTGATTATCTTTTTGTGCTACAATCTCAAACATGCTTGCACCGTAGTCCAGCATACTTAGTACACTGTCAATCAGGCGCTTACGTCCGTAGGGAGTGTTGCTAATGCTGTCATTGATTGCCTTGACAAGCTTCTTTTGTGCTGCTGTGCTTCCTTTTGCTGCCTTGACTTGATAGGGTGTTTTGCTAATAAGAGACTTGACAAACGAAAGGCTACCGCCAATAATTGG